GCGTTTCGTGGGGAAAACAACGATTCTTGGCGCGGGCTATGGCATGGGCAGTGCGAAGTTCATGGCTCAACTCAAGACTTTCGGTGTTACGGTCAGCGAGGGCGAATCGGCCTCAATCATTAAAACCTATCGAGAAACCTACCCCTATATACCAGCTCTATGGCAAAAAGGCTCCACGGCAATTAGTGCTCTAGCCGCAGGGCAGACAACCAAGTGGGGCAACGGCTGTGTGGAGATTCATAAGCAAGGGTTGCTCATGCCCAACGGCTTGTACCAACGCTACCCCAACCTGCGTAGGATGGTAGACGCGCAAGGCAAAGTGCAGTATATTTACGACACCCGCAAGGGTTCGGTGAAGCTGTATGGCGGCAAGTTGACAGAGAACGTTTGTCAGGGGTTGGCACGCATCATCATCGGTGAACAGATGTTGAAGATCGCGAAGAGATACCGTGTCGTACTTACCGTACACGATGCTGTGGCGTGTGTGGCTCCAAAAGAAGAAGCCGAAGAAGCTATGGCGTATGTGATGGAATGTATGCGATACGTGCCCGACTGGGCGAAAGGTATCCCGCTGAACTGTGAAGCAGGGTATGGAGACAGCTATGGAGATTGCTGAGTGAAACCACAATACATAACAGAACTGCCGCTTGGCTATGACGAGCAGACGCGACTCATGCTCACAACAACAAACGAGATTGCGGCGTATCACCCCGTCATGCCGCCTATCATTTACGACGAGAGCGTAATGCGCTGGCTACCCATCATGGAAGGACACACCCCATGACCAAGGTACCCGCATGGAGCTATTCGAGCATCACGCTGTTCGATCAGTGCCCTAAAAAATATTACCACCTGCGTGTGGTGAAGGACATAAAAGAGCCTGAGAGTGAAGCGATCATGTACGGCAAAGATGTGCACCTTGCCGCAGAAGAATACATCCGTGACGGGAAGCCCGTACCTGCAAAGTACGGCTACATGGTGCCCATGCTGGACAAGCTGAACGCCATTGAAGGTGAGAAGCACTGTGAACTCAAGATGGGTATCAAGAAGGTGGATGGTCGCCTTGCACCCTGCGGGTTCTTTGACAAAGATGTTTGGTACCGTGGCGTTGCCGATTTGGCCATCATCAACAAGGCAAAGAAAGTAGCCCGTGTCGTTGACTACAAAACGGGCAAGAGCAGTAAGTACGCCGACCCAAAACAACTGGCACTGATGGCGGCTTGCATATTCGTGCATTTCCCTGAGATTGATACCGTCAAAGGTGGTCTGCTGTTCGTTGTGGTGGAGGACTTCATCAAAGCGCAGTACCAAGCAGACAATGGTTTTAAAATTTTTTCAGAGCTAGACGGTGCACTGGTCGCACGTGAGGCGGCGTATGCCAACGGCGTGTTCAACCCCAAGCAGAACTTCACTTGCAAGGGTTGGTGTCCTGTGCTAGATTGTCATCACAACGGAAGGAAAGACTGATGCCGTACAAGAACAAAGCTGATCGTGACGCGAAGCACGAGTGGCAGGTAGAAAAGAAACGTGCAGGTGCACACGAGGCACGCATGGAGCGCCAACGCGCACGCCGCGCATTGGACAAAAAAGGTAAAGACCTCAACGGCAACGGCAAGGCTGACGCACGTGAAGGTAAAGATGTTGCCCATGTGAAGGCACTGGACAAGGGCGGTTCTAACAAAGACGGTGTGCGTATTCAGTCACCATCAAAGAATCGTTCGTTCAAGCGCGACTCGAACCACAACCTAGTGTCTGAAGTGAGCAAACGCGAGCGCAAGAAAAAATAATACACGCCGCGCTACTGATGTAAGGTGTGGGTGGTAAGTAGCGCAGGGGATTCGACCCCCTTCATGGGTGAAAACTACACCAGTCAAGGCTTGCTAACCCCTTTCTGAGCAAGTGACTTGACCGACTGGCACCCGCAAGGTGCCACTAACAAGTATGGGGGTTGCTCGGTTCGATTCCGAGGGGACGGGGGAAAACGTAAAACGGCTAACTACCGCCCTATCCCGATCTGGTCTCACAGCCCCCATTCTTGTTGGTGGAAACGGATTAGCCCCGTGGGTTTTTTGTGTGTTCAATTGCGGCCTCACCCTGCTTTATGGGAGCCACCAACAAATGTCACCGTGGGTGCTCTAGCGAAGCACAGCCCGACAAGGGAAGGTAACTCAGTGCGAATCTGAGACGGTGACACCCCTCTAAACGCAGACCGTGTTTGGAGTGCATAACTATCGGAGAGTACATGGAGATCATTGACAACAGAGCACTATTGCTCAAGGTACGCAACCCTGATCGCATCACTACGGTGATACCAAAGAGCAAAGTGTTGGAGGATGATGGTGACGTCGCCAGCGTGCTGGTCAACTGGGGTTTGGAAGAAGCATTGGTGCTCAAGAATTTGCGTATCAACGCACCGTCACCAATCAACGGCACATACAAATGGCCCGGCCTACATAAACCATTCGACCATCAAAAAGTTACATCGTCATTCCTCACCATGCACCGCCGTGCGTTCTGTTTCAACGAGCAGGGCACAGGCAAAACGGCATCGGTGATTTGGGCGGCTGACTATCTGATGACACAAAAGATCATCAAGCGCGTGCTGGTGATTTGCCCCTTGTCCATTATGGATTCAGCATGGCGCAACGACTTGTTCAGGTTTGCTATGCACCGCCGTGTAGATGTTGCCTACGGCAAGCCAGAGAAGCGCCGCGACATTATTGGTGGTGATGCTGAGTTCGTCATCATCAACTTTGACGGTGTAGAAATTGTGTCCGAGGCAATCGCCAACGGCAACTTTGATTTGATCGTCGTCGATGAAGCCAACGCATATAAAAATCCTCAGACGAAGCGGTGGAAAATCCTGAGTAAATTACTCTTGCCGGACACATGGCTATGGATGTTGACAGGAACGCCAGCGTCACAGTCACCGGTTGACGCATACGGTATCGCCAAGCTGGTGAACCCAAACAATGTGCCACGTTTCTACGGGGGCTTCCGCGACCAAGTGATGAACAAAGTCACGCAGTTCAAGTGGGTGCCAAAGCCTGATGCAAACAGCGTGGTGCACAAGGCGCTACAACCTGCAATACGTTTCACCAAGGAACAATGTCTCGACCTACCAGAGATGACCTATGTGACACGCGATGTGCCACTGTCCCCACAACAAGAGAAATACTATGAGCTTCTGCGTCGCCAGTTGATCGTGCAAGCCGCAGGTGAAGAAATCACAACCGTCAACGCCGCCGCTAACCTAAACAAGTTGTTGCAACTCTCTGGTGGTGCGGTGTATTCAGACACAGGCGAAGTCGTGCAGTTCGATGCAAGCAACCGCCTCTCTGTATTGCGCGAAGTGGTTGAGGAGTCGAGCCACAAGGTGCTGGTGTTCGTACCGTATAGGCACGCCATTGAAGTGGTGGCAGATGATTTGAAGAAGCACGGCTACTCAACGGCAGTCATCCACGGCGGTGTATCTGCCAGTAACCGTTCAGCGATTTTTGAGAGATTCCAAACGACCGACAGCCCACAAGTGTTGGTCATACAACCGCAAGCGGCATCACATGGTGTCACCCTGCACGCCGCGAACACGATTGTGTATTGGAGTCCAGTAATGTCCGTAGAGACATATTTGCAATGCAACGCACGAGTCCATAGGGCAGGGCAGAAGAACCCATCAGTTGTAGTGCACTTACAAGGAAGCGGTGTAGAGAGGCGTATGTACACCATGTTGCATAACAAAGTCGATATTCATAACAAAATTATTGACCTTTACGGGGAAATACTGAGTTGACAATACTTGACAACGTGACTTTGTAAAGTACAATACCCTCATGAAACGCAGAACCGCACTACCAACTACAAAAGAATTACGCCTCTTGTTCACTTACAAAGACGGGTGGCTTTTTTGGCGCGAAGACGCAAAGTACGGCAGTGTGCGTGCGGGTGACCGCGCAGGGTTTGTGTCTCAAGATGGATATGTACGAGTAGGGATAAATGGCAAGTCTTACATGGTGCATCGCATCATTTGGCGGTTGCATAACCCACGTGGGGCAATGCCGTTTATCTTAGACCACGTAGACGGTGATAGGTCGAACAACAAGATTCAGAACCTCAGGAAAGTAACCCACAGTGAAAACCTGCTGAACCTTCACCGTAATGCGCCAAGACCTTTAGGCACTGGTAGGTTGAAAGAGCTTTTAGGCGTTTAGTAACACAAGAGAGAAGGAGAGAACCATGACCGAAGAAATATCGGCAGATAAATTGGTCGCCGCTTACATCAAGATGCGCGACCGCCGAGCAGAACTTCTGCGTGAGTACGAAGATGCTGACGGTGGTGTGAAGACACAAATGGAAATGGTTGAAGCCAAGTTACTTGAGCTTTGCAAGACCGTTGGTGCCGACAGCCTAAAGACCAAGCACGGTACGGTGATTCGTGGTGTCAAAACCCGATACTGGACAAGTGATTGGGCATCCATGCACAAGTTCATTTTGGAACATCAAATGCCTGACCTTTTGGAAAAGCGCATTAGCCAGTCCACACTGAAACAACTTTTGGATGAGAACCCAGACATGATGCCCCCGGGCGTCAATGTAGATAGTAAATATTCAGTAACTGTAAGGAGAAGCACAAGTGGAAGCTGAAACCCTAACGGTGCAGGAAGTTGCCGCCTACTTGCGTGTGTCGCGACAAACGATATACACAATGATTCGCGCTGGCAAACTACCGCACTTTCGTATAGGCAACAAAGTTCGGTTCAAGAAAGCCGACATTGACGCCATGACCAACACCAAACCACAGGAGAAAGTCGATGAGTAATTCGCACCCAGATTTTGGATGCGCCGTGCTTTCAATCAAATACGACTTTGAAAAGCACACAGGGCACGTATACATGCCTATCGGCAACTGCACTGACATGGAAAGCACAGTTGATATTTTCAAAAAGTTGTGCCCGTATGTCAGCCACATCGTCACATGGTGTGATGGTGAACTCGATACCCAATATGTCATCCATAAAGGTGACTGGATTGCAATTTAACCAAGGAGAAACTAAATGAGTGAAATGACCCTTTTTAGCAAAGGCGGCAACGCCCTACCCGCACACTTGCGTAACCTCGAACTCGACGAGACGACCAAAGCCCTGATGGGTTCAGGTGGTGGCGGCGGTAAGCGTATCTCGATCAAAGGTGGTGTATTCCGCATGATCGTCGATGGCAAAGAGATTGCCCAAAACGAAGACCGCGCAATGAACATTGTTGTCGTTGCCGCGAACGCCCACGTATCACGAAGCTACTATGCAGACACTTATGTCGAGGGACAAGTCCTCGCACCCACATGCTGGTCAAACGATGGTGT